TCATCATGGGCTCAGCAACTGCTGCTGTTCCCTGAGTGTCAGCCTGGAGTATGGTTTGGTTGTTCTGACTAATCTGTACCTGTGTAGGTGAAGAAGCCACTTGCACCTGACCGGACTTGGGATTAGTCACAACAGAAACACCACCAAACAGAGCATTAGCTAACTCTGCTTGCTGCTGCTCTATCTTCTTGATCTCATACATCTTGGTTTGGTAATCAACCAAGGTCTTTGAGAGGCTCATCAACCCAAGCAAAGCAGTTGTCGTTGCTTGAGTATTGTTTTGCGTAACTGAGCTGCTTAATTGAAGCTGACCTAATCCAAGCTTGCTGATGGCATCCTGAGATGCCTGACTCATCTTGAGCTGGTTGGACTCGACAAGCTGCTGTTGAGCAAGCACACCCTTGTCATAAGCTTGACGTTGGCTAAGAACAGCACTTTCTTGCCTGAACGCTACATCTTGCTGCCCACGAACATTGAGTTGTTGAGCAGAGAGGTTGACCTCTTCAAGCTTAAGGTTACGGCTAAGCTCCCTACCAATGGTCTCAGCATCCTGAAGACGAGCTTCCTTGTAGTCACGAAGTTGCCTTTCGGAATTGGTAGCCTGTAGAGGGTTAAAACCAACAGAAGGTGCAGAGCCTTGATATGTGGTCCTAGCTTGATCAGATTGATAAATTCTAGACATAAGTATTAAGCTCTACTAAAAGACTCAAAGGTGGGAACCTCTAAACCAATTCCCTTGATGAAACGTGGTTGATCTGGGAGGCTGGGGAGGTATGGATCCTGTGGCTTAAAGGCAACCGAAGACATGGCTTGATTATTAGCACTCATTGCCTGAAGACCTGCCTGATCCATAGCAATGATGGAAGCCTGCTGTTTGGATGCAAGGCTTGCTGACTCTTGTGCCAAGGCAAAGCCCTTCTGGCGCTCTACATCATTAAGCAGGAGTCCTATAGAGGCACCTGTACGCCCTGCAGCAAGGATATTGCCAGCATTACCAATAGACTTGGCCAAGATAGCTTGCTGCTCAAATGCAGCTCGTTTCTGGGCCTCTGTGATCTTAGTCTGCTCAGCCACATAAACCTTATTAGCAGCTTCGTTATTATTGAGGATCTGCTCACGTGCTGTTTCATAAGTCCTCTGATAAGTCAACCGATCAGCAGCATTACGCGCCATGATGGTTGCCTGTTCATTGAGAACCTGCTGTCGAGCTTGATTGTATTGAGATACAAGTTGGGCATTGGTTTGCTCAACCTGAAGGTTATAGGCTGCCTGACCTTGCCGTTGCTGCAGCTCTAATTGCTGAGCAAGTTGGTTCTGTTGCTGTTGAAGGCTCTGAGCCTGCTGTGTTTGGCTAAGCAGCATCTGTTGACGCTGCATCTCCATCTGCTGTTGTTGAGCACCAGCTTGATAGTTAATCTGAGCCTGAGCTTGAGCTGCTGCTTGACTGGCTTGATAAATACTGGCACCAATCGTTGCTGCTGTTGTGGCTGCAGTCACTGCCAACGTAGCGTTAGCAATAGTTGCTGCGCTAGCTCCCGCTGCTATGAAGCACATAGTTTGACTATCTCCAAATAAGGTAAGTTCTCTGGCCCTACCGGGACCGTGCGGAGGGCCTTGAACCCTAAGAGCTTGAGTAGTTTGTGGTGCATATGGTTTCTTGCGTCTGCAAGATTCCATAACAACGTGTACTCCTTCTCCACCTCTGCAAGCCACCTTCTTGCCTTACGAACGAAACGTTGTGGACCCTTGTGAATGGTTGGAGTACATAACATCCAGATTTGACCAGTATGGTTGTCAAGACGGACTATGCCCGCTACACCAGCGAGCTCTCCTGTTTCCATGTCACCAAAGACAACGGCGTGTTCGCTGATGAGGATGCCAAAGGGAATATGGAGGATGGATTGACCCAAACCCTCCACTTCCCTCCGGTCCTCGGGTCGTAGTTTGCTTGCAACCATCAGGCCATCCTTAATGGTGGCTGGTCGATGGTATTTAGACATTTAATTAACGAAGAAGACTAATGCCCCGATTGCTGTAGTGTCCTTCCCAGCTGTAGCTTGTGATTGAGGAAGGCAGTGGATCTGGAGCTTCAATGGTTATAGTTACAAAATCTCCACGACTAAACACAGGTATGGCCTTAGTAGTCACATCCTGAACAGCGGCAGAGTTTGCTTGATAAATATCAGCAGGTGTTACATCTAGGTCAATAGTGACTGGACTGTATCCGGTTTTATTGACAGTAACATTGTAGCGGCCTGAATAATAAAGGTCGAGATAAGCCATCTCAACAATAGGGATATTCTTGCGATCAGCTCTCTTATCCTGGGTAAGCCAGAAAGATGGCAGTACGACTCGCATGTCATACTCAACGCCTAAGATAAAGTCCTCAGCAGAAATGGATTGCTCAACCTCAATAAAGTAGCCAGTGTTATCTTCTTGAATAGTAGGGCGATAAAAAGCCGTTGATGTACCGGCCCTAGTAAGAATTAGATTGGCAATCTTTCCTTCAACATAACTGCCAGCAGGGAAGTAAACCTTCGAAACACCATTGGCCGTTACTATGGTTGTCTCCGACTTGTAAAGGTAATTATCAAGACGAGGGACAAACTTGCTGTTGAATGCATTGATGGGAGAAGTTTCTGGATCATCAAGCATTTCCAGCTTGGTTAAGATGTAAGAGCCATCATTGTATTGAACTAGATAACCACTGTCATGGGCAAATGAAAACAAACGCACCGAACTGGAAAGAATCCACTTCGACCAACCGGCAAGGCTTCGTTCGTTACCGGTATTAAAGAACTTGAATACATAAAGTGTATCCGAGTTATCGCCATAAGCAACAAAGCTGTTATTGGGACTTGTCGCAGCGAAAGTAAGTCCCGGTGGAATGTATTCGGGAACAATACGAGTGTTTTCAGCAACCAGAGGACGGTTATCGATAGAGTCAACAGCCATCTCGAACACCTTGCTAAAGGTGTCCGCTTCAGTGCTGAATAGAATTGATACGCCAGTTTCTATTGGAGAAACATCAGAGGTATAGGCGTAGTTAGACAGCTCTGACATTCTGACCGTTGCAGGCCCGAAAGCAGCTTCAGATGTAGCAAGCAAGAACTGACTGTTCTCAGCAAAAAGAAGCAATCCTTTAGGTGTACCGATCGCTGACTTAAGCTTGGCAGGTTTGGTTGCAGAAGCAGTCATATCGATCGGGTCAGCATCAGAGACCGCAATCGCACTCCCAACAAAGAAGTTGAAATAGTCACCAGGCTGACTCAAAACGACAGAATCATCTGAAAGGAAGCCAAGACGATTCATAAAGAAGAACATGTCTTGAATAGTCCTTCCCACAAACGATGGTTCTGGGTTGGTTTTATCATCTCCCACCTCACGTCCAGCCCAGTAAAGGCTGTCGTTGAAAGTGTTCGACAAAGGCCTCAGGGTAAAGTCGCCATTTGACTGACGAATTAAGGCATGAGGCATAGTGGTCGGATTTAAGTCGGTGACAATGCCGGGCTTAACAGTCTCCTCCCATGAGCCACTACCAGGTATGCCACCACTGCTGGGAACAAACTTGACATAGTAGTCATCAGCCTCTGCATTAAGGGAATTACGAACAAGCAGTACCATGCCAGGCACACACTGGGATGGAAGCAGGGAAATATCATTGACTGCACCCTTAATGCCGTAAAGTGCATTGTTAGCTGTTCCACCTCTTGTCTGGATATTAAACTCTCTACTGTCGTTACGCTTAATATGAATCACATTACCGACAGGTACTGCAGTGTAAGGACCTAGGTTCTGAATAGCTGCAGAAAGGTTAGAGACGATAGATCCAACACTAAGGGTTCCAGTAGACTGATCTAGAGGAGTAGTGTATGAAGCCTGTGCTTCAGAAGCGTAGGTATACGTGAAACTTTCTGCCTCAACAGTCACCGTATACGACTTACCCATCAAGGTTACACTTACCTGATCGCCAACACGCCAGCCCTGACCACCATTGTTAAGCGTAACTCTTGTGGAATAGACAGACTTATAAGAGTAACTGGGAGTGGAGGGAGGCTTCTGAACAGCATTGATCTGGAACTTGAGGCCGTAGGAGGATCCCGCTGGGTAGATATTTCCAGTTGCTGTTGGAAGGTTAGATGCCAAGACACCTTGATCAGTGACGGTAATATCAGTAGTCCAAGGAGTGGAGGTAGTTGTATAACTTGAGATAGTTGCGGATACGAGCGCGAAACGATTGGTATTCTCTGTGTTGGGGTTTTTCTCTACACGTATCTCGACACGTATTGTGATATTGCCCGCAGATGTAGTCTTGGTAAAGTTACGGTATAAGTAGGATCCCTGTGCGTAATTATTAGGACTACCAAAATGGTATGTGCCCCAACACTGCAGACCGAAGGTTACGTCTGGGAATGGTACGTTAATGACACTTGTAGGGTAGGGACTTCCCTCGACTTGAGTTGTAACCAGCGTAGGGTTGCAACTAGTAGCAAGAGTAAATCCAAGACCTGTCTTGGCACCACTCGACTGTGTATAACTTTGACTACCTGCATAGCTGCAATTACCGTTGGCTGTATCCTCAAACGAGCCAGGGCTAACAGAAAGTTTGGTGGCGTAATAAACCTTCTGCTGGGAGACAGAAGATCCATCTCTAAGGAAGTCAACCGCATAAGTAGTGTTATAAGCAACTTGCTGAATCACAACCAGCGCCTCTTGAATGGAAGCATTAGATGTGTTAGTTGCCATAACAACACGCTTCTCCTTATTACATAGAAGCGTATAGTCGTTAATAGTAAGAGGCTTAAAGTTCCTTAGATCAGAGATCTGCAGATAAGCCACCGCCTTCGAATCGATTGTAACGGTCCTTTCAATACCTGTATCAGCTTCCCAAACACGGAGTTGGGTGACGTTGCTATTATTCTTATAGAGACAGGCAACATATCTTTCAGTCTCATCCCGAAAGATCGGAAACCATTGGGCATCAGAAGGAACAGTTGTTGCCAGTTGTTTGATAAATTTAGTAGGGGGTCTCTTCCTACAGCCAAACGTAGGGTCAAGTAAAACGTTCTCGGCCTCTCGAACTTGGCCTGGTAACTTGAGGGGGTCTGGCTGCTGGCTTACACCCCCCAGCAGATTAGGAACCTGTTGAGAGATTGCCGACATAATCAATACCGATAAGCAGAATATACAGGTCGATAACCTTGATACAGGTTACGGTTTTCACGATCCATGAAGATGCTGTAGTCACCTTGCTGGGTGTCGTATTCAAGGGCTGCAGAACGAGCAAAGATCTCCTCACGCTCACCAAAGCGAACTGCCTCTACAGAGCCAACGGAACGTCCAGCAAAGACATTTGCAGCTCGAATAGTAATGTAGTTTTTGAATGCTTCAGGAAGATCCTCGAAGTCAATCAGCCACACAACATCAAGCTGCTGCTCACCATCGAATACATAAGTATGATCGTATCGGTTGTAGAGCTTACCCGAACGAATTACAACTGATTCCTGAGCGTGAGGCTTAGTATCTAACGAAAGAACGTTGGATGGTATCGTGATATACTTAGTGACCGGATCAGGAGTAAACGGGTAGTTCTGCTCAGTATTGAATACCCAGCCTTCTGCTTGCACCGAACGGTTAACTTCTTCAAGAATAAGTTCAGCAGTCTCTACCAACGGATTACCAGTTTCCAGTGTGGTAACTGGAGCCTGTCCGATATTGGAGATGATGGTATTGACAGCCTCAAGTCGAGTAGCTTTTGCCATTTATTTTCTAGGGAATGGGAGGCCCCGAGGGAGCCGAAGCTCCCAGGGGCTCAAAATCAGGCCTGAGCCTGCAGAGAGCCAGCCA